TGTGTATGGTTGACCTCTATGGGTATCTGTACAATGGCATTCAACCTAAACGGATTCAACTTCAACCAGTCTGTAGTGGACGCTAACGGTAAAGTTGTACCAACATGGGGTGACGTTCTAAACAGAGCGAACCTAGGTATGGAAGTTATGCATGAAAGAAATGCACACAACTTCCCACTTGACCTTGCATCTGCAGAGTCTACATCAGTTGCTCTAACAGCACCTGCAATTGGATAAATAAGATTGAGACATCGTTCGTGCGGTCTCTACAATCGGAACTACTCAGACTCCTTCGGGAGTCTTTTTTTATGAGTATAAATACTTGCATGCAAGATATGAAAGCAGCAAAAAAATTAATAAAAAGAGCAAAGAAACATCCTAAACTTTACTCGACATCTGAAGTAATATATGCTAAGATGATCAAGAAGTCTATAAAAGAGGATGAAACCACGTCAAAAAAAGAGTAGAACTTATTACTATTTCTGGGGTATTGCAACTATTTCAGTGCTCGTAGGTCAGATTTATGTTGGAAATGGGTTCCGTAGAATGGCAGACTCTGCAGATGCAATTTCTGCTGATATAAATTTACTTGTGGAGGTTCTTATGATGCCTTCACCTCAAGCGGTGCCAGTACCTAATCGTGATTACAACATGCCAGTGCTAAAATGAAAGCAGTTCTTTGGTCGAGAGAAAATTGTCAGTGGTGTGAGAGAGTCAGACAACTTTTTGCTCACTGCAAGATAGAATACCTAGAATACAAACTAGACAAAGACTTTACTCGTAAACAATTCTATGAAGAATTTGAGGAGGGTGCTACCTTCCCACAAGTCCAACTTGACAACAAACATATAGGTGGATGCAAGGACACACTACATTATCTACAGGAAAAGAACCTGATTTAGGTTCACTAAATAAAGGAGCAGAACTATTACTGAGCAATCAGCAACCAACGCTGCACAACTGGAGAAAAAAAATGGAACAGGCAATCATTGCCCTGAGTGTTACAGTAGGAATACTTACACTCGGTCTTGGAGCAACAATTGGATATCTTATTCGATGTTATGTACAAGAAACCACTCCACAATATTCCCATCCAGAAATGTTTGATGCGAATGGGAACCCACTACCTGATGAACTTATCGCCATAAGATTTGAAGGTAAAGAAAATGAAACTGATGATGACTAACTCATGGCTAGATTACCAAACAACCCTTTAGTATCTGAACTCTTTAGAGCAGTTCATGGTGCTAAAACAAAAGACAAAAAAATTGAACTACTCAAACAGTACAAACGGGATGATGTGAAATCAATCTTGATTTGGAACTTTGATAAAGGTATTGAGAGTGCAGTTCCACAAGGTGCTGTGCCATACAAACCAAATGAATCACCTAAAGGCACAGAAGGTCACACAAGGTTGATTCATGAACACAGAACACTCTACAATTTTATCAGGGGTGGTAATGATAAGATCTCTAACATGAGAAGGGAGACTTTACTTATTCAATTGCTTGAGTCACTTGAAGCAGAGGAAGCAGAGATTGTATGTCTTGTAAAAGACAAAGATCTTCAGAGTAAATACAGAATTACCAGAAACGTAGTGGAGGAGGCGTATCCAGAAATAAATTGGAGAGACAAATAGTTATTTTGTAACAGAAGATACATAATTTCTTGCTAAATATGTGTAGGTATGCTAACATACCTTTACGTTCATCCAATGCATTCATTAGCACTGCTAGTATTACTTCTCGCTGAACATGACTATGCCCATTGGGAGATGTCATGTGATGAGTGGAACCGTAATAGGATTGAGATTCTAAGTGATGTAAATCACACTGCCGATGCCAAGGAGTATCTTATAGACTACTTCAAAACAAAGGTACCTGAACCTCATCTCTGCGAAACATGGAACATTGGACGCAAGTAAGTCACGGAACGGTACGTTCATCCCCCGAAAGGAGGACGCAAATGACTAAAGGAACGGGGCTAAAAATCCAATTACTTTAGGAGTAAATCCATGGCACAAGTCACTTATCGTGGTGTCAAGTATGACACCAACAACAAAAAGTCTCAGCAAAAGAAAGAGGTCGAACTTACATATCGTGGCATCGCTCACGCTAAGTAATGTTGGTCACAGCAGAGATACTGGTAGCATCTGCTATCTTTCTCACTATAATTTACGCTGAGGCTAGACTATTATATGGAAGGGGTTGAACCCCTTCTTTTTTTATGCTATAATTTTCTTATGGATAGAGACAAACTAAAAATTATAGTCTCCGACTTGGAGATGTTACTCTCTGCACTCAAAGCAGAAGTATATTCAGACACAGATTCTTATAGATACTCAGACGTGGATCCAGTTGAACTGGATTACGATGACGAGTACGAAGGAACATGACAGCAAGACTAATAAGCATCACTCCAGATGCTGAGAAAACTATGGCATATATTGCCAGAGTATCTAACCCTGCCAATCAAGAGAACGAGAACTACTCTGGTCTATTGAAATATTGTATAAAACACAACCATTGGTCTGTGTTTGAACAATCTTCAATGACAGTAGAGATAGAAACTACTCGTGCTATAGCAGCACAGATACTAAGACATAGATCATTTACATATCAAGAATTTAGTCAGAGATATGCAGACGCTAAGTTACTAGAGACTATAGAACTACCTGAGTTGAGAAGACAAGACACTAAGAATAGACAGAATAGTATTGATGATCTTGATTCTAAAGTGGTTGAAAAATTAGAAAAACAAATGAACACATTATTCAGTAGTGCTTTTTCTTTGTATAATCAAATGCTAGAGGAAGGTGTAGCAAAGGAGTGTGCCAGAATGGTATTGCCATTATGTACACCTACTAGAATATACATGACAGGATCATGTAGGTCTTGGATACACTACATAAATTTAAGATCATCAAATGGCACACAGAAGGAGCACATGTTGATTGCACAAGCAGTCAAAAAAATATTCATTGAACAGTTCCCTGCTGTGAGTGAGGCACTTGAATGGCAAGAATTGTCGGCATAAACTTATCACATAATGGATCACTTGCAATTATTCAAGATGGTCAAGTAGAATTTTACTTAGAGGAGGAACGTGTCACAAGAATCAAAAGAGATGTCAGTGCGAAGACTCTTGCCAATAAGTATATTGATTCTAGTGTGGATGTTGTTACCATATGTGATGCTTTTACACGATGTGATGACAGAAGACGTAGAGAAACCATCGAAACAAAAAATAGGATACTCCAGATTGTCAGAGCAAAGGGCATACCAGTTGTAGATTACAGAGATAGACATCATGATTGTCATGCAGCAAATGCTTTCTACAATTCACCATTTGAAGACGCTGCTGTCTTGGTTATGGATGGCAAAGGTTCACATCATCATGGATACTGTGAGATAGAAAGCATATACGAAAACACAACACCTATATTCAAACATTACTCTAAGTTCTACGATAAGGATGCAGAGGAGGATCCTCATTTCCAACTTGGTTACTACTATAGTGATAGAACAAGCGTTGGACAGGCATACAGGACTGTCTCAGAGTACTGTGGGTTTGACGAGAGAGATGCAGGTAAAACAATGGGTCTGTCATCATATGGTAGCGGTGATGTAAACATATTCAATGAAGAGTGTGGTCATAGTTTATGCAGGTCAAACTTCAAACCTAATGGAGATCCAAAAAACTATGCATATAATTTACAAAAGTCTGCTGAAAAACATGCAAGGTTTATGGTAAGAAAAGCAATTGAACTAACTAATAAAAAAAATATATGTTTATCTGGTGGATTTTTCTTGAATTGTGTGTCAAATTATAGTATACTGAAAAATATAGATGCAAATCTATATGTCGATCCCATCGCATATGATGGTGGGGTTGCAATTGGTTCAGCATTACTCGAATATTATGAACATTTTTGTGACACACCCAGATCCAAAGGTCTCGGCACAGTGCTTGCCAGACAAACACATTGTCAAGATGCCATTGGAAACATGTCAAATGCTCGCCATCGTAGCATCTGATAAGTGGGGTCATAACTTTGGTACTCTTCCTAAGTTAGATGGCACACCATATAAGACAGACAAAGGTGCATTTCGTAATCATCCTTGTACTATCTGGGCACAGACTAACTATTGTTGGTTGATACAGCATGGACTAGCATTGTGTGCAGAGTATGCACACAGATATGGTAAGACACACAGTTGTCAGAGCACCATAGAACATGCAGAAAAAATATTCCCAAATAATAATGATCTCCCTACGTCCTTCACGAGAGCCATGCCTGACGAGTTTAAATATGACACAGGCATTGACACTTTTACTGCTTACAAGAATTACATTGGCAGCAAACCTTGGGTTGCATCTAATTATTTACGTGACCCATCCCGTAAACCGAATTGGTTACCCTAAATTATGAAAACATCTGAACGCATCGCTAATGCACTTGAGAGAATTGCAACTTCTCTAGAACATCTTCACATAGAATCAATTGATCATGCTCACATCGATGAGATAGATCACAATCACATTGAAGGTGACGTAAACACACACGCTAAAACATGGTAAAATTATTTGCAGCATGCCCTCCTGTATACACATTGCCTGGTACATGGAATGATCCTGATAAGATCGCTAAGTGTAACGACACACTGATACCACACCTTACATTGAATCCAAACTTTACGTTTGGTTTTTCAGTGGTTGCTATACTCCTAATCCTTACAGGGTATGGTGTATACAAAGGATTCTTTGCCAATCAAAACCTGACTGATCCATGGGATGATCATGATGATTGACATTGTTATTTTTTTATTGTTGTTGGGTGGTTTCATTTACCTATGGAATCGCAAGGGTGTGACTATGGAAGATGAACATGATAGGATGCACAGAATGGGCATTGAACATGGTCACAATAAGAATGGTGCTTTCATATCGACCAGAGAAAAAGACAACCCACGACACAAGCATGATTGATTCTCTTTTCCTAGGTCCTGAGTACGATCTGTCTCACATTGAAGGTGATACAGTATGCTCCATGGATGTTGCAAAACTTTTAGATGATCAAAAGATAGTAGCAATATTCCAAGGCAGATCAGAAGCAGGTCCTAGGGCATTGGGAAACAGATCTATATTATATGATCCAAGAGATCCAAACGGAAAGGAAAAATTGAATCTTGTAAAGAACAGGGAACCATTTAGACCCTTTGCTTGCAGTGTTCTTCTTCATCATGCACACAACTGGTTTGATATGGGTGGACTTAGAGAGTCACCCTTCATGATGTATGCAGTGGAAGCACAACCACATGCTTATGATAAGATACCTGCTGTATTACACGTTGATAAAACATGTAGAGTACAGACTGTGAGTCTTGCTGACAACGAAAATTATTTCAGACTTATAGATGCATTCTACCAACTCACCAAGACACCTCTTCTATTCAATACATCTTTCAATTTATCAGGTGAACCTCTGGTAGAGACACCAGAAGATGCCATAGATACATTTGAATACAGTGCAATAGATTACCTGTACTTTCCAGAGGTGCAGAAACTCAGGGGAAAATGACTTTTCAATTACATAAAACTGGAAAAAAAATCTCCGCAAATTTTTCAGTCCTAGGGTTGAACCTATCAAATAATGGTTCAGTATGTGTGATGAGAGATGGAAAGTTAGATTTTTATCTTGAGTCTGAAAGAATTACAAGAAAGAAAAGAGATCACTCTGTAAGATCACTAATAAAATACGTACATAATATAGATGCTATTGCTATTTGTGATTCTCAGTGGAATGAGGACTCAAAAAAATTATTATCTGCTCTTGATTTGAATGTAGCAAAGAATAAGTTTCCAGAGGCTGAGATATTTGACTATAGAGATCAACATCATAAGTGCCATGCTGCATCGTCATTTTACAACTCAGGATTTGATGATGCTATAGCAGTCGTAGTTGATTCTTGTGGATCAAAAACAAAAGATGGCATAGAAATAGAAAGTATATTTGACATTCCATCTTGGCAAGTATTACATAAGAAGTATTGGACACCTGATGATGAGGGTATTGGAAAAGAATTTGAGTACGTGAGTGTCAACTATGGTTTTCATAAAGATGATGCAGGTAAAGTCATGGGACTAGCAGCGTATGGTAAGCATGAAGCATACTATGTACAGCAAGCATGGGAGAAAAGAGCATTTGAATTGTGTAGAATGTATAAAGATCGTAACCTTGTACTATCTGGTGGATGTTTTCTCAATTGTGTGGTAAACTATAAGCTACAGAGGGAACTTGGAGTTAGTATTAGGGTGATGCCTATTGCTCATGATGGTGGAACCTCTATAGGTGCTGCTTATCTGGCAACACTAAATAAAACACTCGCAACAACACATGCCAACATATCCAATCAAGAACATGAAGACAGGTGAGACTAAAGAACTCATAATGTCAATGAAAGAGTATGATCAATGGAGAAAAGATAATCCAGAGTGGGATAAAGACTGGTCTAAAGGATCAGGAGGTGTAGTCAGTGCTACAGGTGACGTTTACAGCAGAACAGATGGAGGATGGAACGAGGTTCTGTCTAGGGTATCAGAGATGCCAGGTTCAAAAGTAAAACCACAAAAGATTACACACACCTAACATGCCACGCAAAAAAAAGATGTCCACCAGTGTTGGTGCTGGATTGACTGCGAAACAAATGAGAAGGAAGAAACCATATAATTCTGACATGATGGTAGATGTGCAACCAATCACACCTAACCAGAAACATGCTTTTGCATCTTATGAAGAGGGTAAGAACCTATTCTTATATGGTGCAGCAGGTACAGGTAAAACATTCATAACATTATTTCAAGCACTCAAAGAAGTTCTTGATCCTGTCACACCATACCAGAAGGTAGTCTTAGTAAGATCACTTGTGTCTACAAGAGAGATAGGATTCTTACCAGGTGATCATGAGGACAAGGCAGCATTATACCAGATACCATACAAGAATATGGTCAAGTATATGTTTGAGTTGCCTACAGACAATGAGTTTGAAATGTTGTGGGGTAATCTAAAGGCACAGGAGAGTGTAACATTTTGGTCTACATCATTCATAAGGGGTACAACTCTAGATAATTCAATTGTTATTGTGGATGAGTCACAGAACTTGAATTTTCATGAGTTAGATAGTATAATAACAAGAGTAGGTGAAGACACCAAGATTATGTTCTGTGGTGACGTTGCACAAACTGATTTGATAAAGACAAACGAGAAGAATGGTATTCTTGATTTTCAAAAGATTATCACTCGTATGCCAGAGTTCGATCTAATTGAATTTGGTATGGATGATATCGTTAGGTCTGGTCTAGTCAAGAGTTATATCACCTCAAAAATAGAACTAGGTATGTAATGTTCAATCATGTAGAATGTGATCTTCCTACCCTGAGTAGGAAGAGTATTGATGGAGTTCGATACTATAATGTCAACGATAGACCGATGGTGTCAATCACCTCGGTCACTTCACACTTCAACAAACACATCTTTGTTGATTGGAGGAAGAGAGTTGGTGATGCAGAGGCAAATAGAATTACAAAACGTGCCACTACTAGAGGCACTGCTACACACGAACTCATAGAAAAACATTTGATGAATGAGGAGGTTGTCCTTGATAATCCTAGCACCAAGATGCTCTTCACTCAATCAAAAAAAGTGTTACAAAATATAAATAATATTTACGCTTTAGAGAAAAGTTTATACAGCAATGAGTTGGGAGTTGCTGGAACTGTTGATTGTATTGCAGAATATAATGGTGAGTTATCCATCATTGATTTCAAGACTGCTGCGAAACCCAAACCGAGAAACTGGATAGAGAATTATTTTGTACAAGCAGCAGCATATGCTTGTATGTTTTACGAACTGACAGATATACCCGTAAAGAAACTTGTTATTCTCATGACTTGTGAGAATGGAGAGGTGACTGTTTACGAAGAGTATGATAAGATAAAGTATATGAAACTTTTAGTCAAGTACATCGAAAAATTTGTTGAGGACAAACTAAATGGCAACTAAAAACGAAATGAGAGCAGTTCTAAAGAACAAGTTCTTATGCCAAGATAAATTTACAAATGACATTGAGAATCTTGTGCAGAATAATAATGACATGAACTACATTGAGGCAATCTGTCACTACTGTGAAGAGAATAGTATTGAAATAGAATCTGTCTCTAAACTTATTACCAAACCAATGAAAGAAAAGTTGAAAGGTAATGCAATGAACCTAAACTATTTGAAGAGAACATCAAGGGCAAAGTTCCTTGCTATCTAATTGTTATGCTCAAGAAACCTATGACTCCCTTTGATACTTACAAAGAGTATCTTGGATACAAGAATCACTTTACTAGAGAGAAGTATGATTACCACAGATATGGTGGTAAATCAAGAGCAAAGATTGATTCTTTTTATAAAAGAAAAGACAGATACTTTTTTGAGAAGATGTCAAGGAAGTATAAGGACGAAGAGATAAGAGATTTTTTTCTTGCAAACTTTGTAGACACAGATAATCCAGAGGGTTTGTGGATAGGTAACATCATTAGATCTGGTGAGGGTGTGTATAAGAGGTGGCAGAGAAGACAGCAGAGTATGTACTATAATTTCAAACAGAAGTCAGATGAATTGATGGATCAATACTCTTACGATGAGTTGTTTGATGCATCTAAAGGTCACCCACCCATACTCAAGGAGCATCTTGCAGGTAACATAAGTACAGAAGATATGTGTGTCTATGAAAAGTTATTTGGATACTGTAAAGATTATGATAAACAACTTAAAGATCCCGTGTGGAAGGTAATCGGCATGAAGATAAGGAAGTACATACCATTTCTAAATATTGACAAACAAAAATATAGACAGTATCTTATAAGTAAGATTGGAGGACAATATGAGTAAATTTTTTGACTCGGAAACAGTCAAGAGTGAGATGGAAGAGATCACATGTTTACAGAAAGAATTATATGATGTAATTCTAAAGTTTCCTATGATGTCACCCAAAGCAAAGGTAGAGCATATAGATACTGTCTTAGAATTACTTGAGAGACAACAGATTATGTGGACAAGACTATCATTGACAGATGACAAAGAAGCAAAGAAGATGAAAGATTATATTGTAAGTCACGCTAAAGAATTAGGATTTGGTGAAGCAGATATGGGTACAATATTTTCTAACATGAAAACCACACTTGAACAGGTACAAAAAAATCTAAAACAGTAATGTCATTTTTGATTCATAATTTACCACCGTACTCGGTGTATGTGAGAAAAGAATTCTTATACGATCATCAGAAAGGTCATGGTGAGATAACACCAGGCACATGGATATCAGTCAAGAGTGTGCAGCACAAAGCATTATACTTTGAGACATTATTGACAGACTACGGTGCATTGTTTGATAAGTTACCACTCAGTGCATTTGTATGGAAGAAGGACTATGATCCTGATAAACTACTACCACTGGACACACTACAATTATGGGATTGTTTTGACTATGATCTAACTGTCATAGAGAAACCATTACTCAATCGTTGCTCCTTCTTTGGTAAAGACAAACAGTTGCATGATGGACAGTATTGTTTTACCATTGATAATTGTCATGCACAGTCATCTACATTGAATACAAACTACAGTCAGGATGACCCAGAGCACAAGTCATTCAACATCATAGCACTTGACAATGGACAGTTTGCAGCACAACCTAACAACAGAATACAATGGAGAGATATGAGTCTGATACCAGAGAACAGAAAGACTCCAGACTTTGAGGTGTGTTCACAAAATTATCAGGTAGAAAACTCTGAGAAGTGGAGTGTCGGTCACACTACTGAGTGGCAATACAAGTCTAAGAGTGAGGAGGATACATGGGATGAAGAAGATAAGAGGATGGATGTTATTGGTCAGAATGGTAACCTAGGATTGCATTATGATGAAGATATACTTTGATGGTGGTTCTGACATGAATGGTGCAGAACTAAAAAATAGATATAAAACCA